TCATACCATTTTTTGTTGCGTGTGTCAACAGCATTCATCATCGATTTAATGTCTAAAAATTTTGCTGGCATGACCTATTATAACACATGAATTTATTTTAGCCAACCTACAGTTCTTAGAATGTATTCCGCAAAATCTTTTGCTTTATCATTTCGTTCTAATAACCAATCTTGATCTAGATTGTGGTAAACAAATTGGTTTTTATTTTCAAATAAAATTTTAGTATTGTCATTTAAATCTAATACGTTGTAACATATTTTATCTACAGGGAAACGTTCCCACAATCCAGCATCGTTGCGATTAGGAACCGATTGAATAAACTCTTCAATTTTTGTACTTGTTATAGATTTAATGAAATCATAGTTGCTTGTGAATGGTAAATTTACATCCTCCTGTTTGATAAATTCTATCCAAGTCTTTTGGATCATTGGTATTGGATTGTCTTGGTTACAAATTACATAAAAATCTCTCCATGTCACTATATTAATCTTAAAATTTTCTTTGAATTTTTTTGTCATATGATAAATCAAATCAGTTATAGACCATTCGTATATTTGAAAGAATTCTCTTGGATTCAAAACAATATATCCATTCTCATATTTGTTCAATGTAAAGTGATGATTATTTTCAAGATGATTTAAATTTCCTTCTAATGCTTCATACTCAAATAATTTTTCTATGGGTATGAACTGGTATGAAGGATGATATTGCAACACCGGGTCATATGATATTCTCATGGTTTGATGGATTCTCCACCATATTGAATTCATGCATCTATGTGGGTCTGTAAGTTGAAATATAATTTCTATTTTTTCATAATTAAAATTTGTTAGGTATGTTAGTATTTTTTCTAAGTGAAAAATTGCATTTGTATTATTCAAGTTATGAATATTGCATGAATACAGATCAGCATCTAAACTTTGAGCACAAGTGCCGGCAAATCCGTTAGATAATCGTGTTTCTATGTTGCTTTCGTCTAATTCACCTAGCAGTTCGTCACCTATTACTATTACACATTTTGTTTTGTTCCTTTGTAAATGTAATTCTTGATATTGTTTTTCTTCGAAGATTTTAGGCTGTGTAATCTGATAGTCATGATCAATTTTAGTATGATTGTAATAGCAGGTATGCCCGTCCAAAAATTTGTTTTTTGATTTAAATGTAAAACTTCTTCTGTTGTAAAAACTGATGGTATAGGGTTCTAAGTTGTATGCGTCCTGAACACACTTGTAGAAAGAGTTATTATCTAATAATTTTTTTGTATTTTGATAGTATGGTTTTTTCTTTACAACACTTAGGGCCATTATACATTTGACTTAACGACTTTATCTAAGTTTTTAAGTTTTGTCAACGTTGATCTAAACATATCTGGAGTTAGCATATTTGGTCCGTCACTCGGTGCGTTGTCGGGATCGTTATGGACTTCTAAAAACACACCTGCTATTCCTAATGCCACTGCCGACATACAAAGAGGCTCAACAAATGCTCTGTCTCCTCCTGATGATGTTCCCATGCCTCCTGGTTGTTGTACAGAATGTGTGCCATCCATGATCACAGGATACCATTCTTTCATAGCATAAACTCCACGCATATCCACCACAAGATTTTGATATCCAAATGTTGATCCTCTTTCTGTAATCATAAAGTTTTTATTTTTAGGATATTTTTCTTTGATATTAGAAACTTCTTTGTATGAAAGAAATTGTCCTTTTTTAACATTGATCACTTTTCCTGTTTCAGCGGCGGCAACAATTAAATCTGTTTGTCTACACAAGAACGCCGGTATCTGGATCACATCAACTACTTCAGCAACTGTCTTTGCTTGTTCGGGTGCGTGTATATCTGTTAAAACAGGTAAGTCAAATTGTTTTTTTATGTCAGACAAGATTTTTAATCCCTCGTCTATGCCAACACCTCTCTTACCTGATATGGATGATCGGTTGGCTTTGTCAAAAGATGATTTAAAAACTAATCTCACACCAAGGTCCCAGCATATTCCATATATGGTTTCTGCCATCATCATGGCATGGTCTTTGGATTCTATTTGACATGGGCCAGCAATTACTTTGAGTGGTGCTGAGTTATTGAATTGAAAGTTAAGCATTGAATAAAGCATGTAGGTCCACTGTGTCCGTGTTCCTGTTAATGTCCTTTATAAAAAACGCACAAGGCGGATTTTGGTTAGTTGTTGTTGGAGTTGTGAGCAAATGATTAGACCTTACTCTTGGGAAGAACCATTCGACTTCATTATAAATGTTGACCACATTAACTTCTTGGTATGAAGGCATTGTGTCTGTTATCGGATTGAACGTGAATGCATGGAATGATCTATCGTTCAAACTGGTTAAGGGTAATATTTCTAGATCTCCACATTCTGGATCGCCTAGCAAGATATACCAATCTAAAGGCATTTGTATTTTATTTTTTCCAATCTCCAACACCACAGCGGGTGAAGAAAATGATTCCAAATAAATCAAAGGCACAAAGAAAAAATCAGGATTGGTTGGATCCGTGTTGTCCAGTATCGAAAATCTCATACTGTCATCAACATGATCGGGAATTTTGTTTAGCAAGTAGGTTGTGTTCTCTAAGGTTAAAATTTGCATATAAGTTTAATTATATGCGGATTCTTACCTAATAGTCAACCTTTGTAATAGAAAATGGATACTGTGCTTCTTTGTAAAATTTTTTACGTTCTGTAAGATGCCTTTTAGAAAACTTTGCTGTGGAACATATATCCCAAACTTGTACAAAGTCCTTGTCCTGTGCTTTCCTAATGCCTCTACCTATTGACTGTATGACCCTAACAAATGACTTGCCGGGTTCAAGCAAAACCAAATTGAAAATTCTTGGCAGGTTGATACCTACAGCGGCAACACCATATGTTGCAACAATCACTTTGTCATCTGATGTTTTCACATCATCGTAATGTTCTTTTCTTTCATCTGCCTTTGTAGCACCTCGCACAAATACTGAATCTGTGATGGCTTCTTGTAAAAGTTCACCTGATTTTACTCTGTCTACAAGCACAAGTGTATTACCAGATTTTCTCATCTGTTGTACCATTTTTGCGATGTAGTCAATCCTTTGTTGCTTTGTTACCAAATGTGTTTGTTCTTCTCTGTAGTTTTTGTATTCCACCCAATCAACAAGTTGTAAAATTTCTATTTCACATTTTGCCAAAAGTCCTTTTTCTTGTAGTTCCACAGCCGAAACTCTATTAATCACATCGCCTAATGATACATGCAATGATTTGAATTCATAATCTTTTTTAGGAATAGTGCCTGTGAGTCCCCAACGTATAGGAACATTACCATAAACATTTGTCAGCAATCTTCTCAATACATCTGCTTTGGCTTGATGAACTTCATCGACGATTACACACACAACATCTTTTTTGAATATTTCGATTAAGTTATCTTCTGCATTCTGCCTTTTCTTTTCAAGTATGTTGAGTGATTGCCATGTGCAGATTGTGTGCGTGTGTCCTGGTTCTTTTCTGTCTCCGAAATACACTCCAACATCCAGTCCCATGTTCCTATAATCTTCTTCTGTTTGTGTAACCAATGATTTGTTTGGTACGATAATGATAGATCTGCCATATGGTTCTATCAGTTTGCTCAGTGCCGCTGTGATGATTGTTTTACCAGCCGCAGTGGCCACTTCCTGTAGACATTGTGGATTGTTGATGAAGTTGTTGATTACCTCAACTTGATGATCACGCAGAACAATTGGTTGTCCTTCGTGTGTATGGCCTTTGGGCCAACTTACATTTGAGAATGTGTTAGCATCTACAGATTCAAATTTTAAATCCCATTGTTCTCTTCTGTCATCTAAGTCGAATGTATAATTGTTTTGCTCAAGTATTGGAACGATGTCTTCCAGCAGGTTCACATACGTCAGACCGCCCTGTGAAAAGAAAGACACAGTGCCATCCCATCTGCCTAATCTTACAGCAGGCATAAATCTTGCACCTGGTATTTCGTATTTGAATTTGTTTGTGAGTTTTCGGCGGGTGACTAAATCAAGTCCTTCTAACTTGACGTTGACTTCATCTTTGATTATTATGTTGCAGTGTGGCAAGTACTTTACTCCAAAACTGCCGAGCCCACTCCGACTCAGCAGTTAAGATTGTTTTTTTTACGTTTGAAATCCTAAGTTTGTTTAACTTAGACTGCAATTGCTTCTGGTTCGTTTTCAGGTGCATGTTCCTCTTGTCCTGGATTTGCATCAGGAGTTTGTGATTGAATCGATGCTGTGATATCTCTGGTTGTCTTTGTAGCAATACCAGTGAATCTCATTACTGATCCGTCTTCTAAGATTTTGAATGAACCAGCAGTTTTACTTGCACCCTGTTCATCAAACTTTTTAACCACACCGTTGATTGTGCCTTCTGAAGTTGTCTTACCTTCTACAAACATGTAAGTTCCTGACTTACCTTTGTATGATGTACCTTCGTGGCATAATGTTTCTTTTATTTTTTCTAATACTAATTGTGCGTTTGTCATTTGTTGTTACCTCTTTGTTAAAGTTAATAATAATATTATATGGTATTTTGCCAAATGCGTCAACCAGGAAAAAAACGTTGATTTATATGAGTTTTTGTTGATGCTTGGATTGGTTTTCCGGCTTTATTTGTTCTTTTAGGAAGTCTAAAAACCATGGATTATCCTTAATCACAGCCATCAAATGATTTGTTATGGAATTGACAGTCTGTTCTTCGTCTTTGTGATCTTCCAAAGCACCGCCTTCTGAGTTCAAAGAAGATGCGTAAACAATGGCATGTAAAACTTCGTGCAATAGAGTGTTGGCCAAATCATCGCCTTGTATTTCTTTTTGTATTTCTATAACACCTTTTCTTGATAAAAATTGTCCCCAAAAGTCTGCATTGTTTCTTTCGAATTGTGGTTCAATGTATTCTATGCGAATATCTTTCCAACCTACTTTTACATTATTTGGTTTATTCATACTATTAGTATACTATTTTATTTCGACGTTGTCTACTGTTAATGACAATTTAATTCCCGCCGATCTAAATTTTTGTCTCCATCTATAAAAATTTTCATTATGGTTACATGAGTCTTTGGTGATCCAATATTGATATGCGTGTACCATTTCGTGTGCAAGTACTTCTATGAATGTGGTAAAATCTTTGAATTTAGGCAATATGTACAAGTCCATCCATTTATCTTTTTTTGGTTTGTCTTCATATACCACACAACCTACGCAATCTTTCATTCGTTGGATGTTGTAATATCTAAATGGCGGTACTCGGTTTTGGAACAACATATTGTTGAGAATATCAAACCAAAGATTTAGATCAACATATTTTGGTCGATACGGACCACTGTGATAAGCATCAATTAATTTTTTAAGTTTTTTCGCCATCGATGATTTTGCTTAGACCACTGTAATTGATATAATGGTAATTGGATTGTTTTTTAATTGCATCTGATTGATGTCCTTCTACATACACGAATTCAACACTGGGATATGAATTCATCAGTTTTGCCATTTGGATGTCCCAAACTGTGACATGCACCATTGTGTTGCTGTTGTTGTAATTCACTGTGTCTACGTACACATTGTTGTTAGCACTGTCCACTCCACAATCAAATCCCAACAGGTATAATTTTGTATGGCCATCATGGATAGCAATATGTGCCGCTGATGGTCCAGTACCCCTGTGTGGATTGGCAGGTATCAAATGACTCTTACCTCCAAATTTGGTCATGCAGTTATGATTAGTATACACAATATTATTTTCAGCATAGCCTGAATCTATTATTTCCTTGTACATGAATCTGTCCACTGCAACCAAAAAGTTGGGAGCAAAATCTCTGTACAGTGCATTACACCCATATGTGTCAGCAGGCAATTTTGTGAGATCAAAGCCTTGTCTTGATTTGCCATTGCCTATGATGTATGCATCCTTGCCTGCAGGGTCATTGAATACAGTGCGTGGCATCCATACTCTTTCTTCATACTTTTTACCACCCTTTATTATGAGGTTTGCAATTATTTCCTCGCCTTTGTATGTTGACACTGCCATTATTATAATTTACACTTATTGAACAAATTTAGAGATAAATATGACTTTAGTGTACGAGAAAAAACAAAAACTATTAAACAACGTAGACTTTGTTTCCTATATAGAATCATCAATAGCAGGCAAAAAATCCTATTCATTGCAAATTCCAGATGATTGGGATGAAAATTATGTCCAATATGTTGACAATTATTACAATAACATTTGGAACGCCAAAGGTGCCAAAATTGAATTTGATGGAAATGTAGTCAATATTAGTTGCTTATAAACTTCAAGCAGTTTTCTGCCGATGACTGATCTAACCCCTTTTCATCAACAAACATTTTCACAATTTTTCCGTTGTTAATGATAGCGGCAAATCTTTTGCATCTTTGTCCATAGACTCCCATGTCTGTCAACAATTTTAATTGCTCTGACACTTCGCCCAATGGATCTGCGACCATCGTGATGTTTGCACCATCTGAATTTATGTAATCAGCGAAAGCCATCATCACATGTGGATCATTAACACTCATACAAATTATTTCATCTATGCCTTTTTCACGTAGTTCTTTTTCTTTTTCAGCAAATCCTGGAAGGTGTTTATTTGTACACAATGGAGTAAATGCTCCTGGGATTCCGACCAGTATTACATATTTGTCTTCTATGTATTGATCTAAGTTTACGTTTTCGTAACTGCCTTGTTCGGTTTCTTTGTACACTTCTCCCGATGGCACGTTTTTACCAACATATGAATTGAAATCGAATAGTTTCATGCTGTTAATTATCTCCAGTGGTTTATGATTAATGGATCTTTCTGAATATCGCCAGGATCGGGTTTGCCATGGAACACAGCAATAGAACATTCATCTGGTAATCCATCTTTTACAAAATATGTTTTCTTGATGCTTCTACCATTTTTCATCTTTGTTCTCTCTTCTGTGCGATACTTGTTTTTGACAAATTTATCACTGCTGAATCTTCTCTTCTCTCCTGGTTCCAATCCTATTTCCCATTTGTAACTCATGATCCACTCCCTTGGCCAAAGTACTGCTTTTTGTCTCTCACGTGTGACATAATCTTGATCTCCTCTGTACTTCCTCATAATATCCGATTCTTCTTTACAAAATTTTTCATACATGTCGTGATGTTTGCCGTGAGGAAATTTCATCACAGAAGAATTTTTTACAGAATAGTTTGGTATTCTACATCTATTGAAATCTTGAATGATGCAAAAGTCGTTGGGCATGAAAGTCCATAATTTGTTGATGTTTCTAAATATTACAACGTCCAAATCTAAATAAAGCACTGTGCCTTTGAACGGCATGTCCTTGTTGAACATATGGACTTTGTTCCACCATGTGTGGAATTTTTTCTCAACCACAACTTCTTGTATGGGAGATTTGAGACCTCGTTTTTTATCTGTGATGCAGTAGAAAGTGAAATTCTCTGTATGTCTTGACACCATGTTGTAAAGTGTTTCAACATAACTGTTTGGATATTTGTCTCCTGTGCATACTGATACTACAGATCTCATAATTTTTCTTTTAACCTTTTCCATGGCATGCCTTGTTCTATTTCATCAACAAACCATTCACAATAACTTATCTTCTGTAACCAATGTTGTCTGTCTGGTGTATCAGGATTTTCCACGTTTTTTTCATATATCTTGTTGCCCACTTCAAAACACAAAGATGACTGGTCGACAAACACCGGTATACCAGCCATTACAGATTCAATTGCTGGATTAGAATTGTAGTTCACTACTGCATGGGCATTATTCAAAAGTGCTTTGAAATCCACTTCGTCTTTGTTGCCTGTGCTTTTTGGATGACTTACTTCTACATTATTAAATTGTTTTGTTATCATACCTAAATTAACCATGTGCCTTGGATGCGGACGCAGATAAATTTTCCTATCTGTATGTTCTCTTAACCATTGTAATATCTTTTTGCACCAATCTTCTGGTTTGATGTTTGGCCATGCGGCACTGTTACTGTTTTGTGTAGTGACAATGATGTGTTCACCTTTTGTCCATGGTTTCAAACTCAGTCCTAATTTTTGCAATCTTTTATCGTCCACGTCTTGATTTGCAAAATCGGCCTCAGCATTTATGCCATTTATTCCGACCCGCCATGAATGATTCCTCATCAGTCCGCCAACTTCTAAAATTAATAATTTTGTGTTTGGTTTATTTTTGTAGTGATTGTAGATTGGTTCACGGCCGTATATATTCAACAGCACTGACCACATCACAACCACATCAGCATCGGGCCTGTCCTTGTTATTACAAATCACAACATCTTCTCCATGTAATGATTTAATAAACGCTTTCATCACTGGCTTGCCTGCTTGGGCACAGGTGTCTGGAAAGATTGCTATTTTCATTTTATAAATTCATACAACTCATCTGCTATCAGTTGATGTCCTTTCTGATTTGGATGATACTTGTTAGGATATATGAATGGATTGTTTTGGTTTTTAACAAGTTCGTTAGTGTGTCGATTCATTTTTGCTTCAAACATTTGCAGTGCAGTTTTTGGTACAAACTTTTCTTTATCGATACCTGGATAGTTCCAATCTATATTTGTCCAACCTTCGAGATATATGTCTTTGACGATTGTATCACTGCTTTTGCACATTGTCTGTAATGATAGAATACAAGTGTTTGCCCTATGATGGTCAAGCACATCTGATTGTAAATGTTCATAGTAAAATTTTGTTTTTGGTCCTTTGTCTCCAGTTGGTCTAATGGTGTTCCAATTTCCATCCTCGTTAATCATGTACCTTATTGGATTTGTTATAAAAAACACAGCAATATCTGTTACTGATTTTGCTTGTAACATGTAGTTTTTAAGTTGCACAACCAAATGATCGATTGATGTTCCTTCTTGTGAAAAATTTATGAATTCTTCTGTGCCTAATTTTTCATGTAGAAGTTCGCCAAAAGTTTTTTCACCTTGTTTTAGTTCTACACCGTAAGGCCAACTGTCGCCGAAAACAACCAATCTTGTCATGCACTGGATCTCACGTGGCACACTGATTTTCCACTCTTGTTGTAGTATTCGAATTTGATTGCAGGACCAATCATCAACTGTTTTTTATTTTCACGGGAAATTTCTATTTCATGATCGCCTAATTTGCAGATTATCACACCAAACATACAAGTGATCAAACGCCATGTTGTTTCAGTGTTTTGTTTTATTTGTCCGTGTGGCTTGTTGTAATCATAGTAATCTCTCACAAACTGCACAGGAATAATTTTGTCGTATTCGTCTTGATCATAAGTTTGTGAAGTATCTTGTTGATCATTTTCTATGAGGAAAATTTGTGTGTCTACTTTACTGAATGATTTCATTTCGGTCCATATATGCAGTCTCTGGTTATTTTGAACAGTCTTTTATAACCTTGTTTATCTAATTCATTATGGCTTGCCATTTTGTCCAATCCAAACCTTTCACTGTTGAAAACACATCTTTCTATGACAATGATTGGTTTACATCTTCTTATCGTTTGTTGGGCACCTTGCAGTACATCGATTTCTAATCCTTCGACATCTACTTTTAAAACATCGACATCAGTAAAATTGTGTTCGTCTAAAGTTTTAAGTTCGATGTTGCCATCGCTGGATGGAATAACTCTTGTTGATCCCAAGTGTTCAGCAACTGCAACTTCCAAATTTCCTTTTTTGTTTGTGTTACTCAGTCCATATGGATATAATTTTATGTTTGGGTATTGTTCACAATTTTTTTCAAAACATTCTATATGATATGGTGCAGGTTCGAATGCTGACACAGTTTCAAAATCTTTTGCGAAGTCAACACTCCATCGGCCCACATTGCCTCCCACATCGACCATGTGCCTTCTGTGTTTGGTGTATTCTAAGACTTTTGCATTTAGAATTTTGTCGTGTTTGATTACAGATTCTGCGTTGTGGTGTTTAGGCAAATCACCGTCTGGTATGTAAAAGCCGTCTACTAATTGCATAACTTCTCGTCCATGATAAATCTTTTTGGTTCCCAACCCAACGATCTTAATCTGTGTGACGGAAGTAAATTTTCTTTTGATTCGTAATCGAACCCATCAGTAATTGGCACATCAAGGCCATTGTAAGCAACCAGTTCGTCTACATTTACAGTTTTGCCTACACCAACTTCAAACACACCTGATTCCTGCGGATGATCCATTATAGTTTGTATGGCAGATACTACATCTGAAACGTGTATAAGATCTCTTTTATGAGTGGTTGCATACTTGATTGTTTTGTTTTGAATTTGTGGCACAAGCATATCACCCCTAGCACCTTCTCCCCAAACTGTTGAAAATCTTAGTCCAACCGAGTTGGCAGGTGCAGTAAACTCATTCACATATTTCGATATAGAATATGGATTACCAAACCATCTCAGACAAGCTGACGATGATGCGTAAATTATTCTTGTATCGTTTTGAACACACTGATCAAAAATGTTTTTTGTGTACACAACATTTGTCTTCCAAAAATCATCTGCCTTTTCGAATGATTCTCTGATGCCCGCCAGTGCGGCCAAATGTATGACTAATTTTGTGTAGGGTTTGATCTTGAAGTCGGCAATGTTCTTTTGCACCCTGACGTCCCAGCAATCAATGTTGTGACCATGTGCTTCCAGATGTTTTCTTAAATGTGTGCCGACAAATCCGTGTGATCCTGTGAGTGTAATATCCATGTGTCTATTATATTATATATTGAATGATCTGTCTACTGTTAATGACTCTTGGCTTGTCACTCTAACTGCCCTTGGACGAACAACTTCTATGGACACATATTTGTCTTTCACGAACATGTCTGACGCTGTCAAACCATCTGAATATGCACCGTCTATCAGTTTTTTAGCCGCATGCGGTTTTACAACATAACCATAGGTGCCCTTCAATTGTTGTTCACCCTTGCGATAGTGTTCGAACTTTTCGATAGTTGGTTTTGCATTTACATCCGGATCCGGATCTACAAACCTGTGAGCATCTAAGTGCAACACATCTTTGAAATCTATTTCATATGACTTTGACACAACCTCTGAGTCATGTTCCAATACCAGCAGTGGCTCATTCAATTCCACACAGTGTTTCCAAACATTTAGATGTGACACCATGCAACCTCTCACTCCGCCACGTTTCCATTTTATTGCAAACAATTTTGGTCCTGGTAGATATGGTTTAAGTTTTTCCTTTGCGATGTAACTGTCTGCTTCCGAAGGTGTGTATCCTTTGAAAAGTTCAACATCCAACCCATATTTTTTTGCAGAATCTATGGCAGTTTTACTGGCTTTGACAGTGTGTGGTACAGAAGGTAGATATACTACGACAGCCTTCATTTTATCATTTGTTCAATGTGTGGTTTGAATCTTTTCCATACAGCACCAGACTTAACTTCGTCGATGTTCCATGAGGCGTATCCTAAATCATTCAACCATTGTGTTCTATCAGGCATTGGTGGATTTTCTATCTTTGAAAAATCGTTTGTGCCGACGTCCCATGCCAAACATAGATCGGAAGTCATCACAACAGGCACACCGTATGTTGCGGCATCTACTGCCGCTGTTGAGTTGTGAGTAACCACGCACCAACAGTCTTTCAATTCTTCAAGGAAGGTAAATCTATATTCAGCAGTTGGGCCTCCACCCTTTTCGACACTTGTAACTTCTACGTCAGGATGTTTCTTTGCCATATCCTCTGCACATTTGATTGCATGATTTGGATGTGGTCTAAGTTTGATTGGTCGATCAGTAACACGTTTGATTTTTTGAATTACATCTTCGACCCAAACATAAGGATCAGTTTGTGTCCTTGACATGCTCCAGTTGTCTTTTGGTTGTGTACACAATAAAATGTGTCTGCCATCTTTGCGCCATGGCTGACTCTTGATGTCAAGTTTGGATTCTATCTTTTGCCACCGATCGCCCGGAGAGTTTTTGTTTAGAAAGTTTCCATCTCGCATAGGAGACCACAATCCACAACGATAGTAATGCTTCTCCCATTGTGTGGCTCTGTTGCCTAATGAGGTCCATATGCCACCATCAAATGATATGCATACCCCACCGTTGGCTTCATGATATTGTCTTATTTTTCTTCTGTTGCCTTTGAGAAAGTCACCTGCACTGTCTGGTCCATAACCAAAATGCACTGCAACTTTGTTCTTGGGATTGCCGGTCCATCGTTCCGGATCACCGTCACCTTCGATCCATATCGCATTGTCTCCGGCGGCTTTGATGCCTTCTGCCCATGCTTTGATCATTTCGAACGAGGCACCCTTGCCTCTTCTTTTTACTGTGTTACGAAATATTTCTACGTTCATTATGGTTGTAGACGTTTGATGTCTGCGTCAACCATTATCTTGATCATATCTTCGAATGATGTCTTAGGTTGCCAACCAAGTTCTTTTTGTGCAAGGCTTGAGTCACCGTACATACGTTTTACGTCTGTAGGACGTTTGAACATTGGATTAGTTCCTATGTGTTTTTCCCAATCATCTATTCCGACATGTTTGAATGCAACATCTAACAATTCTCTGATTGTGTGATAGTGTCCGCTGGCAATGACATAGTCTTTTGGTTTGTCATTGTTCAGCATTAGCCATATTGCTTCTATAAAGTCTTCTGCGTATCCCCAATCTCTACCACTGTCTAAGTTACCAAGGATGATCTTGTCTTGTAATCCTAATTTTATTCTTGCAACACCGTCAGTGATTTTTCTTGTGACAAAACCTTTGCCTCTTATTGGTGATTCGTGATTGAACAATATACCTGATACAGCGAACAGTCCGAATGCTTTACGGTACACAGATACCAACCAATGGGCATTAAGTTTTGAAATGCTGTATGGTGTTGTAGGCCAAAATGGTATTTCTTCATTTTGCTTTTCGGATATCTGACATGCGTCGCCAAACATTTCTGAAGTTGATGCTTGATAAAATTTTGTGTGTGGTGATAAAGTTTTGATTGCTTGTAAACAATTCAATGGACCTAAGGAATTTGCTTCGAATGTTTGTTTTGGGATAGTCCAACTGTCGCCAACATTGCCTTGGGCACCCATGTTGACAAAGTATTCAGGCTGTATTTGTTTCACCAAAGTGTTTATAGAAGTTTCGTCTGTGAGGTCACCTGTTACTAATTCTATGTCTTGAGTGATGCCCAAATAATCTAAATTTTCATAATTTGGCGCAGAGTATCTTTTCATTATACCATACACTTTGTAACCTTTTTCCAACAAAAGTTTTGCCATGTACGGTCCGTCTTGGCCTGTCATGCCAGTGACTATCGCAGTCTTATCCATTTTTTATATCCTTCCAGTAGGGATGATCCCAGTTGTATTTTACATCATTTGAAAGTGATCTGCCAATGTTTTTTCTTTCGCCTTTCATATGATCCATATATGTTCCTAACTCTGAATTAACAAATGGATGTTTGCCACCTTTGAAGCCACCCCATCTACCATCATTCAAGTCATTTTCCTTATAGTCGTCATACTTGTTTATAAACATTTTCCTTGTGCCATCCAAAGTATGGCAGTCAGTATAACCATTCAAATCCCAATATTTGTCTTCTGTGTACCATTTCTTCCACTCTGTAAAAAACTCTTTAGCATGTGGATGCCTTAGGTTAAATGATAGAAAACCAGTTTCTGTAAATTTTTTGGGCCTTCCTAAAATTGTTATGAAACAATCTTCGGGCATGATGTGTTCTACCCAGTCCGATGGAACATCGTCGAATGTGAATGTATCGCTGTCCAAGTAATAAAGCATGTCTGTATCACACTTCTCCGCCGCATCGCACATCGCAAATACTTTGGCACTAAATTTTATCACATCATACTCATAATTGTAAGCAGGATCTCCCTCAGTCATTATTGGTTTTCTTTTTCTAATATTTCGTCTGCGGAATTCTGCCCACTGAGGTTGTTCATTATAAAGATCTAAATATTGTCCATTAGTGAGTGTAGTTTGATTGTCCATGTTGTCAGGATACACAAATTTTTTATATGATTTGGGCCAACGTGCTTCGATTGAATCCAAACACCTCTGTGCTGGATTTGGCCAATATTTTTCTGGGTAGGTTACAACTATTGAACAACTTTTCATTTTAAATCATTCCAGTATTTGTGTGTCTGTTTGGTTGTAAGGTCTTTTCGATTACTTTTCATATTAGATTTTCTATCAAAGCCTTTGAGATGATCCATGTATTGTCCTAACTCTGAATTTATAAATGGATGTTTGGCTCTACGTGAACCGGCCCATCTTCCATCATTGAGATCCTCATTTTTCATTTTGCCAGCTTGTTCGAATTCTAATCTCACTGCATCAAAAGTAAATGAGTCTGTGTAACCTGCACGTGGAAAATGGTTTAGGAATCCTTTTTGTATATTAAAATACAAATCTTTTTCATAATACTCTGACCATCTTGTAAAAAATTCTTCTGCGTGTTTGTGAGCAGTGTTGAATGCATAATAACCTGTTTCGGAAAATCCTTTTTTAGGTCTGCCCAAGTATGATGTGAATGCATGATCAGGAATGATGTGTTCTAACCATGACATCGGAATCTTTTCAAATGTAATGATATCTGCATCAAGATACCACATCATATCAGGTTTTGTTTTCTGATATGCATCTATACAAGCAAAAACTTTGTAACTGAATCTTATGGCATCGTATTCAAACTCATAATCTTTTTGTCCTAATGTCTGTAGTTTTTGATTAAATCTATTCCTTGCGATAAATTGTTCCAACACGGGTTGTTCTTTGCAAAGATCATAATGCTCTAATCTTTCATGTTCCATGCATTGAGTTTGATCGTCCGGATACACAAGTATTCTTGCATGACCCGGCCAATTTTCCAAAGTGCTTTCGATCGACTTCTGTATTGGCAAAGGCCAATACCTTGGACTATATGTTGTGACTATGGTTAAACTTTTCATACTAACTTTTGTATGACATCATACATTGCATCGATGCCTTTGGTAACATCTTCCATGCCGTTGCCTACAAAAAATCCTTCATCTTCGATTAAATCTGCTCCTGAGTAATCACCATCGGCAATATAGTCTAACATATTCATCACAGGCTGTCTCAACCAATTGCCTGATGCAAGTGGTCTTGATTGGATGCCTGCTTCTGTGAGTGCAGTGACAAGTTCATCTCTACGTCCTTTCAAAGCACCAGTGCATATGCAACCAAATGAGAACCAACTACTTTCTCCCAAAGTTTTTTGCAATTTTAAATATTTTTCATCGCCAAATTTTGAGAAAAAATATTCCTTGTTCTTGAGTCTTGCTGACATCACTTCATCCCATTTTTTCAATTGTTCGGAACCAACTGCTCCACTCATTTCTAATGGCCTCACAGTGTAGCCAGGAGTTACAAAAGTAAAATTGTCTTTCCAAGAACCTGTTTTTTTGAACAATGGATTTTCCGGCGATAAATCTCTGCACCATCCATGAGCTCTCAGTGAACGCAACCAATCAGCATCTTCTTGATTGTCCACAGTGACCATTCCACCTTCCATTGTTTGCAAATGGTGTGAAAAGAAAAATGATTGAGTGCCTATGATACCATGTCCTCCTGTGTAGCGTCCATTGTATTTTGCTCCCATAGATTCGCAGTTGTCTTCTATTACAAAAAGATTGTGTTTGTCTGCAATCTTGTACAGTGCATCGAAGTCACATGGGTTACCTAAAAGGTTGATAGCCATGATAGCACAAGTGTTTGGTGTTATTGCTTGTTCTATTTTGTTTATGTCTATGTTGTAAGTCTGTGGATCTACATCAACAAAGTTAAGTTTGAATCCGTTTTGATTGACAGGAAAATAACTTGTTGACCATCCAACTGCTGGTACAATTATGTCTCCTGTTAGATTGTATTTCAATTTTAATAAAGACAGCATTAATAAATTTGCTGACGAACCAGAGTTACACATTATTGCGTGACCGTGATCGAAATGATCTGCATATTCCTGTTCAAATTGTTTTACTCTGCCACCCATGGTGTACATGTCTGATGCAATAACATCTTGAATTGCTTCTATTTCTTCTGCACCCCATGTGCTTGAGGCCAAAGGATAAATTACGTTACCCATTCTTTTTTTCTCCCTTTAGATGATTTAAAAATTGCCCTAATGGAGAAGTTGGTACTGGATCTTTTAAATCTACATCAGGATGATATTTTACGAGATCCATTTGTTTGCAATCTTTGAATGAATCTCTGCCATAGGCCATTGTGTATTGGTCAGCGGCTCTGTTTTCTTCATATGTCCACACTTCGCCGGACAAATAAATTTCTTCTAATCTGTTGGCCCAATCTTTTGCTCTTTCGTGTTTTGGATTGTGCATGTAAAAACCAGTTTCATCTCTAAACTTTGGTCTGTCAAAAAATGTGCATAATGAATCGCTTGGACAGATTTCTTCCAAGTAATCGAAGTTTGGAGTGGCAACGTATTCTGTGTCAGCATCGGAATACAGTATGTAATCAGCAGTTGAATTTTTTATCCTGTGTGTTTGTGCAAATACTTTGTGTGAAAATTTGACACCATCATTTTTCCAAACCCATTTCTGTCTGTCTGCTCGCCAACCATTTTTTTCTGGATCATCCTTCCATTTATCTACAAATTCTTTCAACTGTGGTTGAACTTTGTATAGTTCATGATACACTATGTTGTCTTCTAATATTTCTGGTTCTTGTTCTTGCCAGTACACATGCAATTGAACATCCTTGGGCCAATACTTGACAAAGGATTCCACCATGCGTTTTGCAACCAAATCATAATACTTTTTGTTGTATGTTGTTGCAACTTCAATTTTTCTATTGGACATATCACTTATCTATCAGTCTGCAAGTTCCGTATTGCACATTCTGGCAACTGCAACACCATAACTACTACGATGTCTATCACTGTAATTACAACATTTAACAGCAAGGGTTATGAGCAATATGGCAAGCGAATGATAGAAGGATTCGCCCAACATTGGCCCAAAGAAATACCTTTGAAAGTTTACTATGAGGATTTGCCCGTAGATAGGACACAACAAGAAAATATTGTTTGGGTGGATTACAAGCAAACTGTGCCTGCTCTGTTTGAATACAAAGAAAGGCAAAAGAACAATCCACATGCCAATGGTATCAAAGTTGGTAAACCTCTTACCACTCAGAAATCATATTTGTGGGACGCAGTGAAGTTTGCTCATAAATCGTATTGTGTATCACACGAAGCTCTCAATAGTTCAACAGACTTAGTTGTTTGGTTGGATGCAGATGTTGTTACCCACAGTTCTGTACCATATGAATTTATTGAGAGCTTACACATTCCAGGACAGTATGTTTCATATTTAGGCAGGCAAAGAATTTATCCTGAGTGCGGATTCGTACTGTACAACACCAAACATCCTATCAACTCGCAGTTCATGAATGATTGGATCAATCTTTATGCCAAAGATGAACTATTCAATTTAGAAGAATATCATGATTCCTATTTGTTTTGGCAGTTGCTCAAAAGGCATAACTTAGAATCCCAATCGCACAACATTTCCAAAGGACACCCTCACATACCTGGAGGTCATGTGTTCATAAATTCTCCATTGGGAAAATATATGGATCACTTAAAGGGCGAACGCAAAGTCAAAGGCAGGTCGAAAAAATCTGATCTTTACAACACAAGAAAAGAAACATATTGGAAATCCCTGTGAAATTACAATTAGCAAAAAATCATCAACCGCAGAGCAAAGCATGGCAAGTATTGAAACCCTTTGCACAGTATGAATCTGCAAATGGATTACCCACAGTGTGGGGATTAGGTTCTGGTAACTTTGATATTGTTAAGAAAGCAAAACATTTTCTATTCACTGACATGCCTTATTGGAACCGATATAACCCTGATGTACCGCAAGGGGAGTACCATTGGAGGACTTGCATTGATAATATTCATGTAACCGAAGTTATGGATTTGCCTGGAGATAGATCGGCACACATTGATTTGAAAGAATGGAGAGATTACGGTGAGTACATTTTAGTTGCACCTTCATCACCAACTGTGCATAGATACATCAGCAAACCCAATTGGACCGAAGACACAGTAAAAAAATTGAAAGCTGTTACAGATTTGCCTATTAGGATTAGAGACAAGCCTCGCAGGAAAGGAACTTCTGGTCCTCATGTTGCTGACACACCATTGGCAGTTGATTTTCAACAGGCAAAATTTGTTGTAACATCATGTTCGGTAGTTGGTGTTGAATCCATCATAGAAGGTATTCCTACTTTTTGTGAACCGCAGGCCGCGTGTGCACCTATGTCAAACACAGACATATTTTCTTTAGAGCCAAAGTTTCCTGATAGGCAGTTGTGGCTTAACACACTGTCATATCACCAGTGGACTCCTGCCGAACTGCAAAGTGGCAAGTTTGCATCAGAGTTTGCTAACATGTATCAAGGAGTATTCAATGAAAGCAGTTAGAACAGGAAGAAAAATTACTGAAAAGATACCAATGGCATGGTCACAAGCCACAGGATGTAAAATAATAGATCCTATTAACAATGATAAGGAAATGCCTGAGGACATATATTTTTATTTTGGCATACTCCGTGGTGCAGGTGACATGCTCAAACGATCCATGCAAAATGGTTGGGATTATTTTTTCACCGACCATGCATATTTTAATGCAGGACACGATGGGCCTAATCCGTGGTATAGAATTACCAAAAATGGTCATGTCAACTCTACTGTGGTTGAAAGACCTGCAGATAGATTTGAACAAAATTTTGCCAAACAAATATTACCATGGCGTAAGCAAGGAAGCAAAATAATCGTCTGTCCGCCTACGGGAGCCATCACATGGTTCTATGACATTCAGAATTGGCTTTCCACCACTGTAGAGGCGTTAAAACAGCAAACAGACCGTGAAATTGTGGTGAGGGACAAGCCTATGGATCCGCAAGTAAGCACCAATGCTGGTATCACAAACATAGTTGGTTTTAACAAGATGACAGAGGATAGGCCATTGGCAGAAGATCTTGCTGATGCCCATGCAGTGGTAACATTTAATTCTGGTGTTGCAGTCAAGGCCGCCTGCGAAGGCATCCCTGTGATATGTGGACCTGAATGTGCGGCTTATCCTGTGGCCAATAAAATTGAAGATATCGAATCATTGCAACACAAAGACAGAGAACCTTGGTTGTACAATCTTGCATACAGTCAATTTACTTTGGATGAAATAAGATCTGGGTTTGCTTATCAAACACTCATATCATAACACTGAGCCCATGAACGCATCATCCATGAAATAAGTCTTGGCTTTTTTTGTGTTTGATTTGATTGTGATATCACATTTTTTAGGCAATCATTCTTGTCCATGTAGGATTGCATGAATGATTGTAATTCTTTATTGTTGTTCAACCAATACATCAAAGGCACAGTCCAACCAGTTTTCATTTTATTAATGATGTAATCTGGCATGACACCTTTGTAAGCAAGTTTGGTAGGTAATTTAGTTTGTGACTTTTCTTGCCCCATCTTGTGTTGTGAATTGATAGCCAAACAATAACTCATAAACCTCTTTGTTGCCAAAGGAAATCTACCTTCCATGCTGAACGCCATTCCGAACTTGTCATTCCTTGCAAAAAAATCTTCAGGAACTTGCGTTACACAATCTAATGCCATGTATGAATTGACATGATCGGCAGGATTCCAAACTTCTTGTGGCATCTGTTTGATCAGTATTGCGTGTAATTCTTCTTTGGAAATCTTTCTTTTCATTTCGACGGGTCTTTTGATCCTGTGCATCCACTTCCACACAAGACCTTCCCACGATTTTATCTTTTCTTCGGGTTTGGTCAACTTCCAATATTTGGGATATCCTCCCAACAATTCGTCACCCATATCTCCGGCCATGGTCACCACTACGCCTGCTTCTGCAAGTTTTTTGTTTGTTTCGTAGTACATGGGCATATTCCAATTGTATACGGGTTGTTCCATGAACCACATTGTTTTGTCCCAACAATCCATCATCATTTGAGGAGTAATTTCTATTTCTGTGTGATTCATTTTGTAGTCATCTGCAAACATTCGTGCATGATTGGCATCATCGTTGTGATCTTCGTCAGTGATGATGTTTGGATTCATCCTATTTGTAAATGTATCCAATCCTCCCAACACACTGTTTAATTCATGTGCAACCAAAGTTGAATCTAATCCACCGGACAAAAACATTCCAAACTTCCTTATGCCCAATGTGGACATCTTCACAGTTTCATGTGCTTCATGCCTAAATTCTTCCAAGTCCAAGTTTTTGTTGCTCGTTGGATGAATGGTGTATGTGTTGGAACCTGCAAATTTTTTATTGGCAACATCATATGTTAGAGTTTGTCCAGGCATTACTTTCCTAATGTTATTGAACAATGAATGATTGGTTGCGTTAACTCCACAGTAACTCATACAAGCAGATGCTATGTCATCTATCTTGTTGGAATTGGGAACCTTGTCCAACATGCCTTTTATTTCACTGCCGAACACCAAACCATCTTGTGTTTCGGCATAATACAACGGTTTGATGCCTGCATGATCTCTGCTGATGATTAATTTTTTTGTTTGCCTATCATAGTAAGCAAATCCGTGCATTGAATCAATTTCTTTGATTGTTTGTTGCGGATCTCTGTCCAACAAAAATGCAAGTAATTCTGTGTCACAGGTTGTTGTTGGTGTGAATTGATTGTGGTACTTGTTGCACAATTCTTGATAGTTGAATATTTCACCATTGTACACAAGGACATTGCCCTTTGGAGTCTTCCATGGCTGTTTGCCCTGCGAAGGTTCTGATGTGATAGCAAGTAGATTGTGACCTAATGTGACATCTTCGTCATGCCATATGTCACTACCGTCAGGTCCTCTGTGTGTGCATTTTTCGATGAACTGATGTATGAACTGAGTATCGTTTTTTGTTATACCATAGATTCCACACATTGTCTTGCCCTGTCTAATTGTTTATGGTTTCTAATCTTATCTTGAACATTTTCTGGTAGTGTGAATTGATAATCTCTTCCACCCTGTCTAACAAATAATTTGTCGCTGTTGGGATCTTTAATATTTTTTGCCTGCATTTCTTGTTGTTTTAGTTTTTCAAAATCTCTGGCTTGCAGTGCCTCGTTCAACCATTCGCTGTTTACATCTTTGCTTGTGGTGAATTTGATTAAATTCCTCCACTCATATCTTTCTTGTTTTAAATTTTCATAATGTAGAACTATTGAATTAGGATGTTTCTGCCAAAGATCGAAGGCAATGATATACCATTTGGCCAATGCATCTAATCCGAACACTGGATGTTCAAACCATTGTTCATATGACCCGGAAAATCTTTGTGTCATATTCACACACATTTTATAGTAACTCATACTGGCATCTATTGGATCACGCATCAGGAATATTAATTTTTTATTCTCATAAATTTCTTGGAATATAAATTTGTCTATTTCAAGTCTATTGAATTCATCATTTGATATTTCACTTGCAAAACTATGATTATCATGTGTGAAACTTACAAGTGGACAGTTTGCTTTTTTTCTTACACCAATATTTTCCTTCAGCGAATTTAATCTGTGAGTGTTTTCAACTCCATACAGTTTGTGGAAATAATGACCCAACACATGTCTAACCCATGTGCGACCACATTTGGGATAACTGATGCAAATAGCATCAGCCTGATTGTATTCTTGGCTTAGTAGTGCTTGGCGCTGTCGATAATCATTTGCCACTGTTCAAATACCCTTGTTCATTATTATACCATGTTTCTGAAATAAAGATGTCTTTATCTGATTTTATCCATACTTCTTCACTGTTTGTGCGTTTTCGAGGCCGAAAGCCAAGTTGTCGCAGTATTTTTTCTGCCACCTCGCACACTTCTGGCCTTTTCGAACGTTTCATTTCTATGTTGATCACGGGATCGTTGTTTGCGAGGGTTTCTTTTGCACCTTTTAATAATAAGTCTTCATAGCCGTCGACATCTATCTTGATGAAGTCTATGTCATTCAGTTCATAACTGTCTAAGGTTTTAATTTTTATACTGCCTGGTTTTCTCTGTAATTGTTGATCCAATGGCAGTGCGAAGTTGTCCGTCGATTCTGTATCTCCCAGACCTACCTCATGTAAGATGGCGTTCTTGTCTGCTGGTATGTTTTTGTGCCAACACTCTATGAACACAGGATTAGGTTCAAAGCAATAGACAGTTTCAAAGTCCTGCATCAGATTTCTTGTCCACATGCCTACGTTGGCTCCGGCATCCACACAACCTCGCCATTGTTTTACATGTTTATATGCTATCTGCCTCAGAGGACCTTGGTCATCTCCTTCGTTCTTTATGAAAGTTGGCTCAGTGTGTTGCCCTTTGTATGCTACCCAGAAATCATTTGGCACTGTTCAAATACTCTTGTTCAGCATCACGCCATTCTTGAGCATATGGAACATCATGTAGATGTTCGAACCATGGACCGCCTTCTGTGTAGTGAAGCATTTTGGGTTCTCCGTCTTCGGGAGATGTGTACCAATCAGTAAGCCAATTCCATTCATGTGATATTTCACCGATCTCATGATCTGCTAACCATACAAATCTGTGATGCCATAACCCATCGTTGGTGTTCAATGCATTAAGATCAAGTAATTTGTTTGATGGATGTTCGCAGTTCCACAGCATACAGGAAGACCAGTTCTTTCTCGGATAAACCGTTTGGGCCTTGCCATCCATTTTGGTAGTGGACTTTGGTGTATAGTCGTGTTTGGCAACCATCACTGCATAGTTGTCATTGGCTTGGTTGAATAATTCTTTTATGTCTGTCAGGCATAAGAAATCACAGTCTATGAATAATGCCCAACCCTTGTAACCATTCAGCATGGGTACGAAAAAACGTGAGAATGTGAATTCCGTTGATGCCTTTGCATCCACGTCTCTTGTGTAGATACCTAACTCTTTGAGTGTTGGTAATTTAATAGGAAAAACTTGTACATCGGGATTGTGTTTTTGAATTGAATGCTTGGCAACCTGAAAGGCAATATCCTCTCTTGAATCCCAGCCAACAAATACTCTCATGTCTGTCATTGCTTGTTTATATAGTAATAAATTTGTTGCCAATTGTCAACCTTGACAATTCGCTTGTCATCACACTGTCCGTTGTATGATTGTTTCATAAGGAAAGTTTTGATTCCCATCTGTGCACCTAGCATAGCATTTGTGATTTTGTCTTCCACCCAGATACAATCTGTGCCTCTGTATTTTTCTAGCCATTTTTCTTTGCTTTCGCCAAATCCTACTGTGTCCATCCTATCAAACACACCCGGAAAATGTGCATCCAAATTTGTCTTTCTTAATGCAATGGCATGAGGATCAAACCCCATGGCTGTGCAGGCATGTACTTCCCAGCCTTCCTGTTTTAAAGTTGGCAAAATATCTTTGGCGTCACGCAAAGGTTCGAGATAACCCATCCACGCACTGTGATTGTGTGCTTTCATGATAGATTCAACATCTTTGTATGCATCGTATTCGGTTGGATCTTTGATGCTCAATCCCGGATGATAATATTCTAAGTATTTGTCAAATTGTTTGGACCAATTCAAACAAACACCGTCTATGTCTGTGAGTATTATTTTCATTGTGTTGTTAGTGGATAAAAGCATTGGGTGTCGAAACCACTCTCACCAAATTTAATTTTATCTTGTAATGTAATATTATCTAAAAGTTTATTTGTGTTATGCGAATCTGGAAATCTACTTGCATAAATGTAAAGCCAAGCATTATATCCATCAGTGCCGTCATTTCTTAAAATGTTTAAATGTTGTAAATCTTTGTAATTTTTCCAATCATCATAATGATTTATGCCTTTCTTCTTTTTGGCATATTGCCACATCATTTCATTGTTGTCCATTGCATCTATTAAAAAATTTACTGCATCATGGATATTTTGTCCATGTTTGTTTTGATATTCGTATAAATTTTCACCATTGAGATAATAAATTTCTGATATGTGCAATAATAGATTAAGCGAGTGAGTGTAATACATCCATGACCATTTTCCCCTAGATGCTTCTCGCCATAATGCTCCATCTTCTGCAAGTCCGTCTATTGCAATTTGGAATATCTTTTTTCCTTGATTGTAGTGTGTGTTGCCGAAAGTTGCTCCATATAATGTTCTTACTAAATGCAATTTGTATGCACCGTTATTACAAGTCCAAATATCATTTTTTCCGCACTTAGATAAATTGTAAATTGAAGTGTGTCTTAATTTCATGAATCGGAAAAGTTTTTCTGTTCTTACTTTCAATCTTTGCAAAAATATTTCTTTTTCATCTTTTGATAGATGTTTGTTCATATTCAAAGCATGGTAACCATAATACAAAGGAATCAAATGTTCTGCAAATTTTTTATGATCACCTTCATCTGATCCATGTGGGGCCATGGCGAATTTGTTTTGATCGAACACAAAGTCCAACCAATTTTTATAATCATCTGCATAAGTGTTGGGTTCTACCCAATACTGTGACAAATTTTCTTTTGCTAGTAATTCTATTTCTTCGAGATCTCTATCATTTTTACCCCAGACTTTAATCTTAGTAAAATTATTTTGTGATAAAATTGCATCGATATCTTCAATGGAAAATAAGTTTTCACTTTGACAATTTTTATTATCTATTGCTTTGGATTGTGGCAAGACTAACAAATCTTTTGCCTGTGTGTTTTCAAATGTAAATGTGCAAGACATTAATCCTACACATAATAATATAAAAAGTTTTTTCATTTTTTCTTTTTTGTGAGGGTGGGGGTCTGGTAAGAGACCCCGTGCTTACCCAACACACCCTCTATGGTACGGTCTGTAGGAATTGAACCTACACGTCTTCTCAAACACAAAGTATACACTCTGTCGCGTCTACCTTTCCGCCAAGACCGCGTGTTTATTATAACGTCATCTAAGTTTCAATGCAACGTAGTTGTCGTCGCCTTGCCAACTTAATTTAAAGTGTACTACATCTTTGTCTTTTGTCAAATACAGCATATTGTAGTAGGATGTGCCTTTGATGTCGTTTTCAGTGAGCCAAACATCGAATTGAGCCTTGATTCTAAAGGCTTTGCTCATGCCCGGAAATCCACCCTTGCCGGTTGGTATGTAAATTTTCCACTTAAATTTACGATCAAAGTCTTTTTCAGTTTGTGGAGGTTTGTTGATGTTCATCTAATTCCAAAGAGCAAACCAAATGCACTCTATCTATCTGGGAGGCATTGATGGCAGTGTGCAAAGGCAGTGTGTCGGTGTGCCACCATGTGTTGGCTGGTAGATATTTCACTTCATCGCCTATGATCATCATGCAACCGTCTGCTGTGATAATTGGATAATGCACTCGGGTGTTGTCGTCGTTGTGCCAACTCAGGCAAGTCTTTGGTACCATCTTCATCAATCTTACTCTGCCCAAATACTGTGTGTATTTGTTTTGCAGTGCGGCATACACTTCTTCAAATAGTGTGCCTTTGAATTGACTGCAAAGAGTTTGGAAATCAGTTTCTTGTTTTGGATTGGGTAGTTCCGGAACAATCCTTTCCACAGTGCCATCATCTTTTGTTATGCGGTATGAGTTATCCCAATCGTATGTAAGGCTACCTGTGCCTAACTCATAGTTGTCTGGTTCATCTGCAATGGTGTTGATGCAAATGCTATTTGTTTTATTCCAATGAACTTTTTTGTCGTTCAGTAAATTATTAAGTTCTTTGTGTAGATCTAAAACAGGAAGTCCATCAATAGGTGTAAAATGACTCATTGTGCATACTTATCAGAAGAAATATTTGAGTGAAAGAGAAAAAGTTCTTTCAGGTTGTTTGTATCCATATGGCCTTTCGAAATCCAAGTTTGTGATGTTATCAATTGATGCCTTGAACAGTAAGTTATCGCCAACAAGATAATCAGCACCCACGTTTGTAAAATGTTGATATTCTCTGTCCACTACCGCATATGTGGTAGGATGAATATCTCTGTGGTCACCATAGTATTGCCAGTCATACCAAATGTTCAATCTATCATTCACTTGATGGTCAAGTCCAATGTTTGCCTGCCACCATGGTCTTCTGGTCATCTGCGTGTTGCTTGAATCTTGTGCAGACACATACATGAACCCAACTTTAAGTGTGGAATTTTCATATTTTGTTTTGCTGGAGAAATCCCATCCCCTTATTTGAGTTTTGCCGTTGGTATCATTTGTGTAGGTTGAGTTGGCATAGTTGATTTGATCTGTAATATCCGTTGCGAACAACATGCTCTTGCTTTCGAATGTGTACAAATTATCTTCCACGTATGATTTAAATCCAACTTCATATGTCACACTTTTTTCTTCGTTTAGATCTGGATTGCCTGTGTATCCAAAATTGTCTGCTCCATACATTTCATATAGATTTGGAGCCTTAAATGCTGTGCTTGTTCCTGCCACAAATGTTAGTGTGTCATTGATTTGATAACTACTGCCTAATCTGTATGTCGAAACAGGATCATGCAGTGTGTTCCAATCTCGTCTTATGCCACCATTGATTACAAACTTGCCTTTTTCCCAATCTGCGTTTATGAATGTTGCATAATTTTCAGCACTTTTATCTACACTTGAATTGTACGAACCTCTGTTTTCGAACTGTGCAGAATAAAATTGTAGATCTGTACCTATGGTGTAATCCACACTGCCTACCGCATCTGTGTAACTGATTGCAGTGTGCTTGTTATCGCTGTCGTAGTCATCTATTTCAGCACCGTTAACATATTGCCTGTCATGTTTGCCAAAGTCTGCTACCCAATTCCAATTGTTGCCTTCGTATCTCAATTGTCCGAAATAGAATTTGGCATCACCTGTGTAGTCTGTGTCGTCCACGCCACTGCCATCTAATTCTGTTTCTGAATTTCTATGAATTAGTGTTGTTTTGATCAAGCCAGTATCCACAAAATGTTCTGAGTCGAAGTTTATGGTTTGATAAAGATACCCATCTTTGTCTCCATCCTTGACCACCGAGTATCCATCCGATTCATCTTGATTCACTTTGATCGAATAATTGCCTCCATTGGTCCACCAACCCTTGTGAACTGTTACAGCACGAGTATTGTTGTCACCGTATGTGATTGTGGCTTCGTCAGTTAATGTGGGTGCTGTGTTGATGTTTACGGCACCTCCTATTGCACCATTGCCAAAAAATGTGCTCTGTGATCCTTTGTAAACATCGATGCTTGAGGAATATTCAACAGGATCATGTCCTGCATCGAACAATCCGTTTGTTGTCGAATGGTCCGTTATGGGTGAACCATTTATAAGAAACAGTGTGTGATTTGAATTTGTTCCGCGTGTGAACACAGATGTCTGTTGTCCTTTGCCTCCCGAACGTATGGAAGTTATCGCTGAATTAGTGTTGAGTAGATCTCCAATCACCACAGAAGATGAATTGTCCTTTGGATAAACCGTGTCCACATTGACTGTGGAAGTGCTTAGACCTGTTGGATAGATCCAATATACTGGTATGGTGATTTCAAGCTCTGCTCTGGCGGAAAACGGTAATGTAATAGTCAGCCAGATTATTAGCAGTTGTGATATTAGTTTTCTTAATTGCATATCTCAACATTATATAGAATAATATCGTACTTGTCAATGTGTTAGCAAAGAAAGGAATGGCCATGATGTAGCATGTGATCAATCCTTGCAGATCGTACCCGTACCATCCACTAGTCCACACACCAAAATTGGTTATTACAAAAAATATCACACTTGAAATTATTGGTCCCCTCTGCAAGTATGCAATCATGAACAGCGAACCATACACCCATATCATGAAATTGTGCCAACCAAGGAATAGATCAGTCATCATGTAGACCAAAAGTGCTGGTAATAAAGTGTAATGTCCGCCCAAACTAAAGATTGCCAACACAGGTGTGAAGTTTGGCGGGTGTGGCAAAAGCCTGGAGGCAAATATTAGAAATAGTAGGAAGATGTGGATGTTGTTCAACTTGCCCATGCATATAATTATATGGCTAAAAATATTGCGTGTCAATTGTGTAATCTTGACAACCAGTGCCTAAAATAGTAGTATATAAGTATTAGTATGTACACGGAACTCCTAACATTTGGTGACTTTATAAAATTGGATTACTTTATAGAGTGCCACAAACTGCTGAAAGAAATAGAACCTTTTGAATGGCACAAGTATAATCCAAGGAAACCAATACCAAGATATGGATTGAGTGTTACCAGTCTAAATGGTACCCGTGATGGCATTGACTTGGATTCCTTGTATGAATACAACAAAGAAAATGGCACAGATTATACAGAATTAGATTTCAAAACAAAAACAGATGTTTACCATGCCAGTGAGGAAACTCGCAAAGCAGTTGCACCGTTTGATGCACATATTTCTCGCACACATTTCCTTAAATTAGAAGCAGGCGGGTATTTTCCTGCACACAGAGATTGGCGACATCTTGAACAACAGACAAGTTTCAGAGTGTTGGTACCTATAAAAAATTGCAATCCACAAGACATGTATTTCATGTATGAAGGCAAAGTATTACATTTTCAACACGGATTTCCTTACTTTCTAAACACTAACAAAGAACACTGCTTGTTCTCACTATCAGGAAATAGTATAATGTTAGTATTAAATGTAGAGTGCAATAAAACGACATTAAATACAGTTATAGAGAGGATGGCGTCAAGATGATAACATGGTTCATAGTAATATTGATAGGCATTGTTTGGTCCCAAATAATTTCGCATTGGGGAGCATCTATCCTATTACACAGACACTACTGCCACAAACAATTTAAAGTGCCAGGCTGGTTTGAAACAATCGGTTTAGCAATGCTGATGATTGCTTGTATCAGGACACCTATTGGTTGGATAGCATCTCATAGGATGCACCATGTACATTCTGACACCGAACACGATCCTCACTCACCTAAGTACACAGGTTTTTGGAAAGTGCTTTCAACAACATGGGAAATTCCCAACATACCTCCAAGATATGCAAGAGATCTATACAAGAATCCTAAACTTGTATTTTGCCATAATCATTGGGGTAAAATTTTGATTGGTGCCAATGTTGTAAGTTTTCTGATTCATCCTTACTTTTGGGTTGCTTTTTGTGTAGTGCCTTTTATATTTGCAAAGATAGGATTTGGTTTATTGAACACAGTTGGTCATGCGAATGGTCCAAGCAATGTTCCATGGTTAAATTTATTCATTGCAGGTGAAGGATATCATAAAAATCATCATGACAACTTTCGTAGAGTTAGATTGCACAAATGGGACACAGGCGGATGGATAGCAGAAAAATTTTTCAAAAATTATGGACAAAAAACAAACACTTCTAAATCAGTCGTTAGCAGTTAGAACTTTTCCTTTACAGGAAGTCAAAGACATTTGCAACACATTCAAATTGGAACATCACTATGAAGTGACCAAGCCAAAAACAAAGATAGTTGAATGGCTGAAGCCAATTGTTGACTTGTCCAGTTTCAAACATTTTTATCCTGCAAACGGAGTGACTGAAGGATTAAATTATTGGATGATGCAGGAGTCAAGAACAATACAAGTCAAGGACGGCGAGTATGCTTGGGTAGAAGGAGCCACTTCAGGCGATATACATTATGTGAGTTGTCCAAGTTCAGTTGATGGCAACTTCTGTGATATTCCAACAGACAAGCCAGTGATGTTGGATCTTGCATACATCGGATCAACAGGTCCACAACAATTGCACATTCCGGACAATGTGGAAAAAGTTTTCTTTTCGTTGAGCAAAAGTTTAGGACTAAGGAATTACAGGATAGGATATTACTGGTCAAGACGGGCAGACCCTATGTTAGAAAAATTAATTTACTCTGCCAAGTATTACAATTACCATTCATTTGCGTTAGGTGAACAAATTATAGATCAAATACCTATCGATTTTGTGTACAATAAATTAGGTCCAATACAAAAAGAGTTGTGCAATGAATTGAATCTAAAACCAAGCGATTCAGTATGGTTGGCAACAACCACTGATCCAGCATACAATAAGTTTAAGCGAGGAGAAACAAGCCGTGTGTGTTTGAGTGGCTTGATGGAAGAAGCATACAATGATAGAAGCATTTAGAAGCACAGAAAATTTACTTGAAGTTTCACATGCAAGGTTGAGACAAATAGCAACACAGATACACAAGGAAGGTGTTGCTGTGTTTTACGATCAAAATTTCACTGAACAGCAATTGATAGATCTTCAAAAACAGTTTGGTGAATGTGAAGCACCAGATCTTTTCATGAATCCAAAACAGTATCCTGAAATTTTCTTAGTCACTGGCAAGCGAGATGACAAAGGAAATAAGATTGGCATGTTTGGTGACACAGAATTGGGTTGGCACTCAAACGGCAACTCGAGACACTTGATTGATAAAATTTTAATTAGTTTGTATTGTGTCAAGGAAGATATTAATACAACTTTAAGTGTTTGTCATACTTCAAAACCGTTCTATGACTTATCAGAAGATGAACAAGAGTATTGGAAATCGATCAAGATTAGATTGAAGTTTCAAAACAATACAATTTATAACTTGGAAGATGATGATCCCGAGCTTGAGTTCATGAGCAAAAACAAAGGCAGTATCAGAAGTTTGGTCGATAAACATCCGCACACAGGCGATTATTATTTTTATTTTCCATACCATTTTATTGTCAAAGCATGGGAGAACAAGAAACAAGTCGATCATGAAGAAATTATCAACAAACTCAAACCTATTATTTTCCGTTCAAAATATCAATATCATCATGTGTTCAAAAAAGGTGATCTATTAATGATGGATCAGTTCACAAGTTTACATCGCAGAACACCAGTTTTGGACAACAACAGATTGTTGTGGAGATTAGCGTCAGACTTTTCTAACATATATCATGCGTAAAGATTTAGAAAGATACCTGTACAGGACCAGATTCATCACTCCTACTAAGGCAGATGAAGTAAGAAATGTTTTAGACACAGAAACTACATGGAAAGATTTTGACTATCATGGTCCTGAAAATATCTGTGTGCAAGATAATCCAACAGTGCCATATCATGTAACTGAACTAAATGTTGAGCATCAGATGACCAAGTATCTTGAAACACAAATAGACAGGGTGGTCGATGAATACATACACAACTATCTGCAAGACATCACTTGGTTCAACTATTGGAATGGCAAAACAAGGTTCTATTGGATAAGATATCCAACGGGATCAGATGGCATGGGCACCCATGCTGATCATGTGCGTAACATATTTGATGGCACCAGACGTGGCATTCCTACTCTTACTGTGTTGGGTTCACTCAGTGATGAGTACGAAGGAGGTGACATTGTTTTTTGGCAAGACACTCCTAAAAGATTAGAAAAGGGAGAAGTGTTTATCTTTCCTTCAGTGTTTTTATATCCACATGAAGTTACTCCGATCACAAAGGGTACAAGATATTCATTCGCTGTTTGGATATGGTAGATAAGAATATTCCATGGCCAGTCATACACGATCAAACTTCTGAGTTTGTGAACGTTCCGTTGATAGAAGATTACAAGTTTGCAGACATGTGGTATCTTGACACCGAACAAGCAAAGCCATTGTTTGAAAAACAAGCGGACATAATCATTCAAAAGCAGTGCAAAGGAATTGTGGATGTTGGTTGTCGTCACGGACCAGTGAACGCCATACTACATGAAAAGGGTTACACAGATTATAGATACATGGGTTTCGACACATCAGTAGAACCCATACAATTGGCACAACAACAATGGGTGCAATTTCCAAACATTGAATACAGGAATGTTTCATGGCACGACCCTAACAAAATAAAAGTAGATTTTGACGTCGATCAAGTGATATGGAGTGGAGTGTTGATATACCAACCAGACAAACATCTCAAAGTTTTCGATGATATCACTGTTGGCATGTACAACAGCAAGAATGCCATCATCGCAGAAGTATATCATGATCAAAAATACAAGGAAGATAGACTGTTATTAAATACTATTACACACGAGATGGATCAATATGTTTCAAAATACAACAAGGTTGATCAAACACTGTTAGACTGTGAGATCTTTTCCGGAAGGAGACTCGTCCTTGACATTACGATATAGAATTGAAAAGAGAATAGTTGACGTCAGCAAAAGGAAATATGTCAACATGGATCCACACAATGATCGTCCTGATTATGACCATTTGCAGATACACGAAGAATACAAAGGATATAAGGACGCAATTTACACACCTATTGACATGCCTAAGATTGACGTTGATCTCGATCACATTGAATCTTTATGGGCAGACCCTAACATGGAAGAGGGAACGACAGCAGGCACAATTGCTGTGGGCAAAGTTTTATTCTTGAAGAAGAACATGTTCACATATGTGGACGGTGATCCACCATGGTATGCATGGGCGAAGCAAGAAATACCTCACATATGTGATTTTATCGATCAACTGCCTTTCAAGTCGATAAGACAGTGTGCATTTGTCCAACCGCCGGATGTTACTCCACCACACTATGATGAACCACTAACCATGACACCACATTTGATAGACAGTGCTCCGTCCCAATACAGAATACGTTGGAGCAAAGTCACTGACAAGGACAACGAAATTTTCTACATGAGCAAAGATTCGGGAGCAACCAAAATTTATCCAGTACTACCAGATGAGACCAATACCTATGTGTATGACGGATCAGTATGGGAACACGGCACAGATCGTGGATTTAAAATGAACGAAAGAGCACTAATTGTTATGTCTGGAATCATTGACATACCAAAACACCATGCATTATTGGAGCGATCATTGAACAAATATAAGGATTATGTTTTGTATGACAAAGAATTCGAAACTTCCGTACCTCAAAGTTAACCTTACAATTCCTTTACTTGATATTTGTGATGAAGCACAAAATCTTCTTGCAAAAGGTATGTATGAACCACACAGATCTGACGATGGAGAAGGTTGGAATGTGTTTACACTTTTTGGAGAAGGAGAATACATAACCATAGGAGGCAATTGGGGAGATCCAACAAAGTATCATTGGACCAATCTTGCAAAAAAATATTGCCCAAAAACAATCGAATGGTTAAAAAGTTTGCCCTACACAGAAATTTACAGAGCAAGATTCATGTTCTTAGAACCGCATGGCCACATCAAAATACATCATGACAAGGAACCGCAAGAACATTTAGGTGACACAGTGGTCGATGATGCCATGAACATTGCAATCAAACATCCACAGGGGTGTTACATGCGGCAAGTGTACAAGGATCATTACAACGAAGTGCCATTCAAGGACGGTACTGCGTTTTTCTTTAACAATAGGTATTTCCATTACGTACACAACAACAGCAATGAAACAAGAATACACATGATAATACATGCAAAATGGTTGCCTTTGCACACGGAATATCCAGACATAGATCTTGTGCAAAAAAATTATTTGGATCATGAAAATTTTGCATATTCTAATAACCCATGGAACGATAGAAAAGCATTAGATGAAAAAATCTCAGCATATACACCAGACCTGTCTCATTATTGTTGAAAATTTAAATCAGCAAGGCGATCATTTCGAAATAGGTGCCTGCCAAAATTATACAAGCAGTATGATTTATGAATGCACAAATAAATTGCCTGAGTTAAAAATATTCCAAGTTAAATCTTATGATGAAGCGATGTCCTATTTAGAAAAAGGATACAAGTACGCATTTGTATCATCCATGGGAAACTACATAGAATGGTACAATTTTAGTTACATTGTTGACAGAATGGCACAGGAAGACATTGCATTAGTTGGTCATGTGTTGGATAAAAAAGGTTACTATGAGTTGCATGATCAATTGTTTGTCATAGACACAGAGAAATGGGTGCAGTCAGGCAAACCCCATATAAGGAAAACTGTGAATGGAAAAGCGTTCAGCATAGAACGTGATCCTGAAAACATACACCATGATTACACACCAAGATGGATCAGGGCAAACATTCACAAAGATTTACAACAACCTTACAAAACTCCCGTGGATGGAACGTATCTTGGTTCATTGTTGATATCAGAATTCATAGGAAAAAATTACAATGTTTCTGCGTTCAATGATCTCGAAAGGAAACACAAATACTATTTGTATGGAGGTACCGAATGGTTCTATCCCGCTTTTTTCCTTACTGAATCATATGCTTTCTGCAACGAACCTTTGGAAAAAATGTCCAATGACATGCCCACACACATCCAACAGTATTTTGGTATAGCCAGTCCTTATTACATATTGGCACTGTCCTATAAAAATCCAAACTGCAAAGATTGGCAAATCTTTGACAACAGCCATGTGCAACTTTTGTATTGCAAATGGGTTTTGGAAAAGTTACCAACATTCAACTATGATGTCACACTCACTCTGCAAGGATTCTTGCGTGAGTACCCGTGGATAAAAAACAATGAATTCGAATCCATTGAAACTAATCCATATCTCAAGGAAATAGTAGATTACATACAGAGCATGGTCAAACCTTATGACTTAGGCAACGTAAAATATGTGGATCAAAACATATGGGTGGATCAAAAAATTTCCATCAAGGACAAACCAACTCTTGCATACACATCAAATGTTTTTAGATATCAACCTGCAAGTAAGTTGATGCCATTGTCTAAACAAAAACAAGCAGAGATTAAATTCTTAAATATGCTGAAAAACAACAAGAACATTCATGCTATCGTGAATGATATGAACACGGAGATTTTACAAAGATGATTGCACATGTATTTGGTGACTCTAACATGTGGGGAGATGAGCAACCTGGATGTAGCATTGATGAAAATGCACAACCAAGTGAAAAAACTTTTCCCTATTATGTAGCACAGTCCTTGGGCATCACACAAGTTAAAAATTATGCAGTGTCGGGTGCATCATTACAAACTGTATCGGACAGTGTGTTGTTTAATTTCCTTCCTAAAAATTTTGATCACAATGATTTACTTTTTGTATACTTGCCCAATTGCATTAGACATGGATTTGTATCGGAACAGTCTCCTTCGTACACGAAGGTAGATGATATAATAAGGCACAGACTCAAAACATCTGTGTACAACGAAAATTTGAAACGTGACACAGTGGAATGGATGATGTCCAATCTATGGCACACCCAGGCACTGTACTATCACGTTGTCAAACATGCATTGGCCATTGACACTTTGTTGCGGGACTACAAAAATGTATTTTACTTTTGGAACACCAAACACCATCACGGCAATTTCCGCACAGGTCAGGATGGTCTGGACATGGAACTGAAACACAGGAATGCATGGTTTCCCACAGAGTCATTGAGTGGCACTGAGATGGGAGAAGATGTGTTTGATGATAAAATCATTGATTTTGGCATGGACCTGCATGATATATTTGATGGTAAAACCATTGATTGGAACATATTGGCATCGCTCGACTCTATCACGGAGCAGTTGAGCCTAACTAAATACAAACTGAAGCACTATGTACCTGAAGCACACAAGCATTATGCAGATACAGTGGTGCTGGAAAAGGTAAGGAAAAAATTAAATGTCCATTGATAATCCAGTTGTAAATGATTATGTAATCGAAATGCCTGATCTGATCAGTCATTTGCCCACAGCAGACGAAGTCAAAGCAATAAGTTCAGCGAAGGTCGGATCTGTGACTCCAGAGTTTACATCTGCATGGGACGGACAAACATGGTATCTTGTTACTGGCAACGAAAAATGTGAAAATGTAATTGGAAAATTTAACTCATCACATTTGAAGGCTTATCCTGAAGTTTGGTTGTGTGAAAAGGTTGCAGACAAATGGATCAGACCACACATAGACACTGAAAGATTATCAGTGCTGATATATCCAATTGAACCAACATCATACGACATCCAGTTTGTGGACAAATGGGAAGATGATCTTGCACTGTTTACAAGAGATTATGAAAACACAGTGCCTTACAGTTACAACACAGTTCACACTCACACTTACACATGTCCTACTTTGATCAATGCAAAGGTGCCACACTGCCTGCCATCAACTGCCAAAAAGACAACACTTCAAATTTCAATGTACTTCGGTAACAGTGCAAGTGATTGGGCAAACATCAAGTCATTGTATCAAGCAGGAAACTTAATCACAATCTAATTGTTATGCACAATGAATTCATAATTGAGTTGCCTCAACTCGATAATGCTTTCGATCCTGATGCACTTTGGAATGGTTGCCAATCCAATGAAAGCCACATCAATGAATCATATGGTGTAAAATGTTGGGAAGTCAAACCTGATCAAAAAGAAGTTGCACACATATTTTCACAGATCAATCAAGACATTATGGAAAAACCATTGATAGGTTGGTTGATGTACAAATACCAAGACAAGTGGCTGAAGCCACACATCGACAAAGATAGGGACGCCATACTAATGTTCCCGATAGAACCAATCAATTACAAGATTTCATTTTTGGACAATGAACAGGATCTGAACACAGTGTATGAACACACCTACACATGTCCGACCATTGTGAATTCCAATCGACTGCACTGTGTTTATGACCATGGCATCGAAAGGAAGTTTTTCCAGATCAGTCTCTTTTTCAAAGATTACTCTTGGGACAATGTTATAAATTATGTTAGCAATGGACAATTATTACATCAAACTGTACAGTGATGATCCGGACAAACATCGTCCACTCATAGAAGACTTTAGGCAAAAGACATTTGAAGAAGGCAGTACCAGTCTCACCCATAAAAAATATGATTGTGATGATCCCAACATCGAAACGTGGATGTTTTTTGTTGAGGGCAAATTGGCATCAATCAGTGCCGCAGAACGATCTCACTACACAAATGATCCTGATATCGCTGTGCGTGTTTGCAGGTACCACATACTCAAACCATACAGATTCTCACATGCTGGGTTGATCATGGGAGAGAAACAAGTGCAGTGGGCAAGACAAAAAGGATTTGAAATACTTTACATCACCCATGACATCACAAACAAAGCCATCAATAGATTGTACCAACGCAAACGCAAAATGACTGTGCCGACTTTTCATCAGCACACAAGCAGTGAATGGTATACCAAACTGACTGTTGAAAAAAAGTTCTTGTTCCGCACTGGTGAGTTGCTTCAATATGTGTACAGCATCAGATTACAAGATGAAAATTTTGCATGGCAACCTAAATCCAAATATATCGTGTATCAGGCACACAACGGACAGATATACTAAAAACAAGGATTTTTACTGGGTCCAAACACCAAGCTCGGTTCCTACAAACGCACTGTGAGACCTCTGTGCGAATCTTTTTTTGGCTTTAAAGCACAAAAAGTTGGTATAATGCAATAATGTTCATCATTGAGAACCAAGCAGTCAAAACAACCACCCAAGCCGCTTGTCTCATGTAAGCACCGATCAATCCAGTGACACTGCCTATGAAATAGAATGGCACAAAGATGTCCGGACGGGGATCCAGTACTGTGTAGGTAAGGATGAAGGATCCTATCATCACTGTGATGGCTGATATCATCTCAATGAAGAATGCAACAGGATTGGATCTGTAACTTTCCCTCCAAAAATTTACTATGGGATTAATAAGGCGCAATGACAAAAGTCCATCCTTCCATTTTTTCCGTGATCGTCAGTTGGCACCCTAATCTTGATGTAGATTTTGATTCGTATGCCATGTCGTCCAACACTGCTTGTTCAGTGTCATCGGGTGCTCCGATCACTGCATAGTCTTTTTCTTGCATGTATACCTGACAGGATGAACAAGCACAGCATCCACCACAGATGCCCCAATCACTTGATATTCCTTTTTGTGATACCGCATACTCCAAGGTATCTCCTGGATCGGCATCAACTTCATATTTTTTGCCGTCTCGGTCAATTACGTTGATTTTCATTAGAAATACTTGTCTAATACTTCTAATTGATCGTGATATTTTGCAATAACTTCTAATTCTTTTTCAATTGCTTCCAACACATCTGGGTGTTCACCAACACCAGCCGCATTTTTCAAATATATCTCTACATTCATTGCGTGTTTGGCAATGTGTCCTCTTGCATGTTCTTTGATTGCATCAATAACATTTTCGCGTGTATAAAGTCCTGCCATTTTAATCTCCTATATACTATTTTAGTATGTATAAAACATAATGTCAATGCATTTAGGAGCGACTGTGTAGCCGCTCCGCAAGTGCTACTTGTTTGCTTCTAAGTATGTGTCCAATGTTTTTTGGAATTTACCTGCATGTGATTTTTCTGCTTTTGCAAGTGTTTCGAACCAATCTGCTATCTCTTCGAAGCCTTCTTCTCTGGCTGTTCTCGCCATTCCAGGATACATGTCTGTGTATTCGTGTGTTTCTCCCGAAATCGCTGATTTAAGATTTGCTTCAGTTTCTCCCATTGGTTCACCTGTCGCTGGATCGCCCACTTCTTCAAGATATTCCATGTGTCCGTGTGCGTGACCAGTTTCACCTTCTGCTGTGGATCTAAACACTGCCGCCACATCTGGTGCACCTTCTATGTCTGCCTTTTGAGCAAAGTATAGATATCTTCTGTTGGCTTGTGATTCGCCAGCAAAAGCCGCCTTAAGGTTTTCTGCTGTTTTACTTTCTTTTAGATTTGACATAAGTCTCCTCTGGTTAGTGTTATTAAACTTGGTGGAGGATAGCGGGATCGAACCGCTGACCTCCTGAATGCAAATCAGGCGCTCTCCCAGCTGAGCTAATCCCCCACTTGGTGCCGGCACACGGATTCGAACCGCGGACCTGATGATTACAAATCAACTGCTCTACCAACTGAGCTACGCCGGCAATTGATATATTATATATGAAAAAAATGGGGGTGTCAATCCACCCCCATGGGATTTAAGCGGCTATGAAGTAAAGGATACTTACTGCCGCAATGGCCAATGAGCCACCGTTCAAGTCTGCTGTCTTACCACTCAGTGCTTTGATGGCCACATAAGCGATAAAACCAAGAGCGATACCATACGCAATTGAGAATGTCAATGGCATGATGATCGCCGCAAGTACGGCTGGTGCGTATTCACTGACATCTTCCCAATCGATATCTTTCAGATTACGTAGGAAGTATGTTGCAATGAACACCAACGCAGGACCAGTAGCAAAAGCAGGTATGCTTTGTGCCAATGGAGCAAAGATCAGACATGCTAAAAATAGCACTGCCACTGTGACAGCAGTCAGTCCTGTTTTTCCGCCTTCTTTGATGCCCGCACCTGATTCAATGTATGATGTTGTGTTTGATGTTCCCATCAATGCACCAACAGTTGTCGCAGTCGAGTCAGCAAGTAGAGCCTTGTCGATGCCTTCAACTTCGCCTTTCTTGTCAACTTTGCCGGTCAAGTTTGCCACAGAAGTAAGTGTTCCTGCTGTGTCAAAAAAGTCAACAAACAAAAATGCAAAAGCAGTTCCAATGAAACCCGCTGTTGCTATAAGTGAAAAGTCAAGACTGAATGCATGTGCTGGTGATGGAATCGCACCCACCACACCTGATATATCTGCAACTCCAAATATCCATGCAAGGATACTCACTGCTAATATACCAATGATGATTGCACCAGGTATCTGACGTTTGTCAAGGATTGCCATGATGGCAAAACCCAAACCTGCAAGTAACACAGGCCATGATGAAATGTCACCAAGTCCTACCAGTGTTGCTGGATTGTCCACAACAATACCGGCATTCTTAAAGCCGATGATTGCAAGGAACAAACCAATACCTGCACCAATACCTAATTTCATTGATCGTGGAATTGAATTGATGATGTATTTTCTTGCTGGTGTTACACTCAACCCGATAAACACTAAACCTGCAATGAATACTGCCGCAAGTGCCTGGCTGTATGTGTATCCCATTCCAAAGATTACACCAAATGTAAAAAATGCGTTAAGACCCATTCCGGGTGCAAGAGCCACAGGCCATTTTGCCCATAGTCCCATTATTAATGTACCTATCACAGCGGCAATGATTGTCGCAGTAAACACAGCACCAAAAGCCATGCCAGTACCTTCGGTTGAAAGTATAGCCGGATTCACAACAGTGATGTAGGCCATCGTTAAGAATGTTGCCACACCTGCCATGATTTCCGTTTTAACAGTAGTGCCGGCCTTTGATAGGCCAAACAGTTTTTCTAACATATTTGTTCTCCTCTAATTAATTAGATACTTTATTTTAACAAATATATTTGGTAAAGTCTATGAAATGACTGTGGATAACAGTGATTAATAATGGTAAAATGGTGTGAAGCGAGATGCTTCGATGATCTTTTTGTTTGATAAAACTGGTGTGTAAGTGGCGGTTTTTTCGTGTTTTCCACGGCATAGAGCACGAAGATAGAGTGTGAATGCTCTAACTGTCGTGTCTAACTTATTTCCGCGTGTGTGCATTAGTATAGTCTATTGCCTTTTCTTGTTAACTCTTGTTGACGTCTTTCCAAGTCAAATAGATCAACACTTTTTGCAAGATAATTTTCTTCCCATTGCTGTTGTGACATTGGTCGGAAAAATTCTAATATTGCTGAGATTATGTTCATCATATTCTCCTGCTTTGATTTTGGACTCTAATGTGTCCTGCCCATACTGGCTTTCTCATGTTATGTTCTCCTTATGATTGTGCTCTATCAAGAGCATTTGGGAATCGTCCTTCCCTTTGGTAAGTGCTGTACGCCCAGAACCAATCATTCCTGTATTCTGATCTGCAATAATTGATAAGGTGCGTGTCGTCAGCATTAAAAATACTACCAACAAGACCAGCAATGCTACCAAAAGATTTTGAAATGTATTCCATAGTTTTTCCTTTCTCACTTTTTAGTAATCCAATCCATTTCTTCTTCTGTGTATGGCCACATATTAGTAAACGTATTTGAATGCTTCTTTGACATTTTTCTTACTGCCAAGTGTGTTTAACTTTTGAAGTTTCATAAAAAATTTCATAATTTTTTTCATTTTTTGTTTCCTATCTTCAATACTAATTTATTACAGACGGATCATAAAATACAGTGTTAATTTGTTATGACAGTTGTGCAGAAAAGCTATAGATTTTTTTGCATGATAAAAATAAATTTCATGCATGGCTCTGGGGGTAGGACTCGAACCTACACAATTAAATATATTGCAGTATACCTAATTACCAAATAAACAGTTTGGCGTGTCTACCAATTCCACCACCCCAGATTAGTTTTACTTCTTGTCGAGAGCACTGATCATTCTTGTCATGCCAATGCCACCGCCAACTCTTGGAAAGAAGTCGTGTGCCAAGAACTCTTCGAGTTCTGCTTCTACTCTTTCTTTGCCAAACTTGTCATACAGTAAATTTGCGTATGCACCATCTGTGATTGTGTGGAATGTGTCACGCATCTGCTCAACATCAGTCGAACGTTCCGCTGAACCAATGGTTTCCATGCCACCAAGTATCACATCAATCTTCTTGGAGTGTACTCCATCCTCGTATCTGCTCATGTTCCAGAACGGAGAAGTAAACTCCGGAAAGTCTGTGATCATCGTGGAACCAAACTCTTCGTACATTTTAGTTTCGTGCTCTGCTTTGAGTTCACCGTCTATGCCGTAGTGTTTTTGCCAATCAGCATATTTTCTTTCTTCTGGTTTTTTGAACTCTAAGTATTCGCACAGTTCATATTCCATTTTCTTCAAATCGTCGATGTCACCTGGCATCTCAAATTCAAACATTGGAAATATTATGTCATGTCTGCCTGGAATAGCATTTGGCTCCTGTCTGTAGGACGTGGAGACACAAAAAAACCCCTTCTCAGAGGGGCGTGTTAGTAATTCGTATTCCAGCCACATTTGGCCGGTTTGGGGCAGTGGCCATACTTGGCCTGCGTAGTTGTACGTTGCTACATTGAAGGGATCTTCACATGCGGCAAGTATGCTTAATCTATTTTGGGTGTGGACTTCTGCAAATCCTTTCTCCAAAAAAAATGACCTTAAAAGGCCAACTGTTTTTGTAAATTTATGGGGGTCTATGAGTTGCGTCATTTTTTTTCCTTTCGAACACGAGCCAAAAAAAAATTTTAGTCAAAAAAAATTAGTGCTTGACTCGGGGTATTTAGTTTATTGGTTAAAGATTGGCATCTTCCATGCCTGCAACTCTAAGTTTAACAATGTTCGTGATGTGCCACTGTTTTTGATCAAGTGCTTTGATCACACCCAACCACTTGTTGCGAAGCAGTGCCCATTCATTGACAATGGCTTCATAGTCACACACTTCGTCTTCGCCTTCTGCATACTTTTCAGCATCGCGTGACGTCAGTGCTCGTTGATAATTTTCAAGATATTTTTTATAGTGCTTGGTTTTGAGTCTACGCAGTTGTATTTCCAAATGTTTGAGTATGCCTTCAACTTCTTGCAGTTGTCTGAAACGTGATTCCACAACCCCCGGCATGGCCGATGATTGTTTTTCAATGTTGCCATGGAGTTTGACTTCGGCAGATGCTTGATTCAACTCTGCTTCATAGTATGCAATAGCATCAGGTATTTTGGAAATGTCTTGCGTTACTTGAGAGAACCAGTTCATGCGTCCTCATAGTAATCTTCGTCTTCGTCTTCGATGTCGAGATTGTACTGTATCGCTTCGTCGAGTTCATCATCATGGCCCAATAGTTCTTTGATTTCATCATCTTCGATGCCATTGTCCATGCAGATGTCAACAAACTTTTCAGCAACAATAGACTTATCCTTGGCCGGAACATAGGCTTTCATCAAGTTCCATAAATCAGTCAGCATTTGTGCCTCCATCTTCGTCTTCAACAGCAGATTGTTCTGCGTCTTCCTCCTTTGTAACAAGGCTACTTACCTCAGACATCACAATTTCGAGATTTTCTGCACCCCAGTTTTTTCTGTAGTCAAGAAGTTCTTTGCCTTCTGCTGTTATATATTTCAATCTGTTGCCAGACTGTGTAATAAGGCCTTTCTTTTCAAACAAGTCCAATAGTCCTGAGTATGGATTCATTCCTGTTTCGTAAGGAATCTTAACCTGCACACCTTCAAATGGTTTTGCAAAACGAGTTTTCATAACCTTACAAGCAGAACGTATACCTCTTACATCAGTAACTTTGTTGCCGTCTTCATCTTCTTTTAGTTTGAGTTTCTTCATTGCAACAACGATTGATGATGCATAGATAAAACCTTGTCCACCTGATATCTTGTCATCCGGGTCAAACATATCCTGAGATGCATATGTGTGATTGGTTGCTACCAATCCAACATTGTATGAACCAAACATGTTCACACAGTTTCTCACAAGTGCTGTCAATGCCTTGGGTTTTCTACCCAAATCACCCTTCATGTCACCTTTTTCAAATTGGTCCACATCAGTGGGAGTCATCATCATGCCCAATGAATCAAGCACAAACAATACTTTCGGTCTTTCTTCTGGATCTTTGTCGCCATAATCTGATTTGTATTCTTTCATGAAGTTTGATATAGTTTTTGCTACATCATCGATCATGCTCATACCTAATCTTAGCAGTTTGTCTTCACCTGTTTCTACACCAAGTGCTTGGAGCCAATTTTCATCCAATGCGTTTTCTGAATCAACAAGTATCACAAAGATACCTTTTTTCTGTGCTTCTCTGATGATGTTTCCAGAGCAAATGTATGATTTGCCTGAACCCGACTCGCCGGCAAATACAGTTACTTTGCCTAACGGTATGCCTTTGTTGAAATCTCCGGATATCAAATAGTTCAGTGCAAAATTGCCTGTTGATATCCAATCTGTTGGATCGTTGAATCCTATGCCTAAGCCATCAATTGACTTTGTTATTGATTTTCTAAATTTTGTTACATCAAACGGTTTGACCATGTTGTTATCCTTTTACATATTATATTAGATTTGAGCAAATGTGTCAACGGGGGCCGAAGCCCCCAATTGCATTATTTTGATTGTCTTGCTCTGATCATTGCCAGAATGTCTTCTGCTTTGGAATTACCACCACTTGATTGTGCTGGTTGCTCTGGAGCAGGTGTTGGTTCTGGTTGTGGAGCAGTAGTAGGCTCGGGTGTCGCAGTCACAGTTGGTTGTGCAGTTTCAACTTTCACTGCTGGAGTTGGCTGTGGTTGTGCCACTGTGCCACTTCCTGTTGCAGGTGCTTTGAGTCCTGCGGGCCTAAAGTACTGTGAGTATTTCTCTGCGTCATATGGCTCACCATCCACTGATGCCCTAAACATTTGTTCCATCACTTTCAACTCAACTTCTGTTGGTTTCTTAGGAAGGAAATCGCTTAGATTGAACAAACCATTTGCTTCGATTGATTTGTTTTGTTCTTCTGTAAGTGGAGTAGTCTTTCTTGACCATTTTGATGTTGAGTAATCAGCATAACCACCTTTGGTAGTTTTGTTGATTCTGAAGTCAACACCTCTTGTGTAGTCAGTTGGTAGATCCTCCATCTCAGGATCCATCAGTGCAGACTTTATTATATTGAAAATCTGTGGACCAATGATAAATCTTCTGATTGGGTTCTCTGGTTGTGCATCTTCCTGTAATGGAGAAGATACCACAAATCCTTGGAATATGTAAGAACGTTTCTTCCAATATTTTCTGCCCAAGTCTTCCAATGATTTGTCTTTGAACCATTGTCTCACTTCAGCAAGTATTGGACAAGCGTCACCATACATTTCCATACACGGAATCTGTACTTGTACCGGACCCGATGATGCATCACCCTTCACTGAATTGAAAGGCAGTTTGATCATTGCTCTTTCAGTCCAGAAGAAAGTGTTGTTAGAATCACCGTCTGGTAAAAATCTAAGTACTGCTTCTGAATTCTCTGGAATGTTCCAGTGTGGATATATTGCGTTGTCTCCAATTGAACCCTCACCTGATGGTTTTGAGTTTTGAGCTTGGAGTTTTGCTCTTATTTCTGCCAGTGTTGCCATAATGTTAGCCTCCTATGTTTTTGCCTATTGTGTATCACTGTAATGCATATTATATACGCATCACTATTCTTTTGTCAAGAATTATTTTATGCCTGATAATCTTACGATATCGTTGATGTCTTTATCTGATCCTTCATCTTCTTTTACGCCTTTGACTGCATCATACATATCCGACAGTTCATCTTCCAGTGCTGTGTCTATGCCATATTTCATTTCGCCTTTGACGTGCTTGATCATGGACACAAGATCTCTCAAACGTTCTTGATACATCTTGCTGTCATCTGCATCTTTGGCCTTGGCTACCATTGATTTGTAACCTTCATATTCTTTCATCAGTTTGGCCAAAACCATTTTGTCTGCACGATCCATTTCGTGTGCTTCGTCAACGCTTTCGGCTTTGGTCATTTTAAATGCACCCTTGTCAATCAACTGTGCCACTGCTTCGTCACTGATGTCGAAGTGCATAAATTTTTCGTTCTGCATACCCTGTTCAGAAAAACTTACTTTTACGCCAAGATAGTCTGATATCTGCTGTTCGGTCTGATCGTCTGTATACATCTGCCAAGTGCCCGCATCATGGAACACTTCCAATCCTGTGTTGCCGTAGTCGTCCTCTTCGTCATAGATGCCCAAATTCATTTGGGTGACATTGAATTTTTTGGGTAGTTCGCCTGCATCTGCCCACAGTGTTTTATCCTGCGTTGGCATCACAGTCAATGCTTTGGGTTGATGCGTGTAAACCCCTTCCGGAAATTTTTTAACCTCGTCAAGATGATCGAAAAATTCATTTAGATTCATCTATACACCCGCCAATTTTTTGATTATCTTAAGTTCTGGTTGTTTTGGAATGAAAGCATCTTGGTATTCTGATTTTTCAATCTGCTCATCTTCTAATATAAAGTCCAGTGCGGCAGTGTGTGCATTGATCCATGCTTCGAACTGTTCCGACTCGTCCT